TCCGGATTCTTGCGTTCCCGGTAGAGGCTCGAAGCCCCGGACCCTTGAAGGGGCTCTTCTTTTCTCTCTTGGAGTAGGTGCCGGATCGCCGCGGTGCAGCGATTGTACCCGGTCATGACCTAGAAGTCTGGCTCGAGGCTGGTTTCTCATGTGCGATGAGCGCTATTAGTTACGACTAATTGTTTTTGTCGCCGCGGAGCAAGCCCCGCCTCACACCGTCTTCCTTCAACCCCCAAGAACCAATGTTACTAACCCGCTATTATAGCTGCAGTGACACCACTCTTTAACCATGTTATTTGTAGACACCTCTGTACCTAGGATACCAAGATGGTCGCCTCAACTCTTCCGAGTGGGGGTGGGCGGGCCGCTATCGCAGCTCGATATTCCCATCATACCCGCTTTGCGAAGCGTAGGCATCGAGACCTAGTTGTAGGTTTAAACAGAAGCATGTCGCACAACACGCCGAAAAAGGATTCACTGACTGACCACTACGGGCATTCCATTGATATTCCTGAGGGATCCGGACAAACGATCCCAACTAATAGAACTCATCTCCCAGCTGTGACAGCCTTGCGCAGCACTATCAAGCGAAGCCAAGATTGACTTGTGGGAGGGAGAGGGGAGAGAGAGATGCGGGAGGACCAAAGTAGGTCCTAAAGTTTCGAGCCCCCCGTACGAACCGGGACCGAACAAGTTCCATGGTAACATGGAGACAAGGATGGTCGTCGATCCATAGGGATCTGCGAGCGTTATCGGTAACAAACACTCGATCACCAAAGGACTTAAAATGATCATAAACTGGTCTAGGCCAGACAAATGACCATAATCTAGGCCCTCTCGCTAGTTGGCGGAAGGAAGGAGGTTGATAGGAAGGTGCCTGAGAGGATCGGTCGCGGTAAGAAGCATAGTCGATGGAAACCCTTTCGGGTTTAACGGGAACACCCGTCCATCTCGAGACTACGTCTCCCGCAACGTCCTTGGCCATAGTATTGAAGATAGGATAAAGGAAAGCCTTCGGAGGCGGTCCAACAACCATTTCAACACTACGGTTTACACCTTTCTTAATGGTGGGTGCCGGCCCGTCGGTAAGGGCGCGACGAAACCAGGACTTCTTGGAAAGAAGCTGGTACTCTCTTTTAGACAGAGTCGACAAGTCGATCTGCCTAGCGGCGATCTCGAAACGCATCAAACAATTCACGACGAAGGCCTTGACCTCCCCGCGAAAAGTAGAAATGCCCTCGAGCACCTCTGTCAAGAGACATCCAGGCTCCTTCCTACAAGGTCTGAAGAAGGACAAGACAGGTTTTGGAGCAAGTTGACCCCGGCGGATAAAGAAACTCTGGGAGTTCAAATCCGCTGAGATGTTAGAGTAGCCAGTCTTCTCGACATTAACACAAAGTCCAAAAGTCCCAGTCACCTCTTTCCAGAGGGAAAAGAACTTCTGATCACCTGCGAAGACGCAGTCGTCGCCGTTAAACCGGCCCACCCTATTGACCCCGCAACCTCGGGAGATATCGCTGGCGATGTCGAAACATGCCTTGTTCAAGAGACAAAGCAAAGGGAAACTTACGAGGTTCCCCATCATGCTGCCTCTCTTTATAGGGCGAATCTCACCGGTACAAGGGTTCAACCACCTAAGGTTGAAGAAAGACCCTTTAAGTACCGTCCTTTCATTCTCAGTTAACCTTTCATCCTTCGAAAGTTCATCAATCACGGCGTCGACCGCCTCAAGGTAAATGCGATCAGTGGCAGACTCGTAATCTCCGCTAATTATCGCCTCTCCTTCACGACGATCGTTGATGACCTTCAAGAAGTCCTCTTTCCCTACGTTCCCACGAACCAACCATCCGAAGGAGGATAGATGGTCGTACAGGGCATTATGAACAGGAGTCAGGACCCGTTTGACACGGGCGGATTGCATCGTGACGACACGAAGCTTTCCCTTAGTTTTGGCTACTCCCAATCTGACCAAAGAGTCATCTTGGGAGCACTTGGATGGGTCCGCGGAAAGCGTACCCCCATTACCCTGAGTCATTTCAAAACACCCCTGCTGGTCAGGAACGTAGACACCACTTTCACTTCTCCTAATTCCACCTTCTACACACTCTTTTCGAGCGTTTTCCAAACGCTCTCCCCAACCGTGAGCGAGAGACCGGACGTGACGTCGGAGCAGCCAATAGGGGTCGTACGACCACTTACAATCAACAGGCTCAACGTCGCGACCCATCCGGTCAGCCCACTCGTCCATGGCCATCTGGCCCCTATCGTGATCGCACGTATTGCACGGAGCATCGAAGATGCGCTTGCAGCTCTTAAGAGCCGAAGACAACTTCGAAGCGCGTACTCTACGCCTTGTCTTGCCTCCACCCGAGGATGAAGGCATTTTGTGCACGATAGGGACTATCTGGTCCCATTTCCCTCTTAAAGATGAACACGTCGTACCCGACAATTCGGGAAGCTCGCCCAGGAGTCTAAACTCCAGCTGGACGACACGAAGTGCCTTTAAGAGGCCCCGCCTGATGGGCCCTGCTGCTGCGCAGCGGGCTGGTTTATCGGAACGGCTCTCTGGCAGAGCGGAACCGAAACCCATTGGGAGTTGAGATTGATTCGATCAGTCCAACGGGTAGTCC